GGCGGGGCGGGCAGGGGGAGAACACCCCGAAGATGTCCGGCATCTTGAAGCGGCCGGAGGAAGCACGCAAGTGGGATCCGGCGCACCGCGAACGCTTCCAGAAAGAATGGGCGGCGTGGAAATCGTCGGCGAAGGCCGGCGGCACCCCGATCCTCGAACACGGCATGGAGTACCAGCAGCTCGACGGGCTGAACCCGAAGGACGCAAACGACATCGAGGGCCGCCGGCTCACCGACGTCGAGGTGGCCTCCGCGTTCCATATTCCGCCAGAGCTGGTCGGTGCCCGCGAAGGCAAGTACTCGTCGATTGACGCGTTCCGACAGATGTTGTTCGGTCCGACGCTCGGCCCGATGTTCACCGAAATGCAGCAGGCGGTGAAGATCGGCGGGATCATCCCCGCCGTCGACACCACGCCTCGCCTGTATTTGGAGCCGAACCGCGAAGCCGGCATGGCCGGGTCCTTCATGGAGCAGGCCCGCTTGTTCCAGACGATGACCGGCGGTCCGGTGCTCACCCGGGCCGAGGCCCGCGGGCGCCTGAACCTTTCGTACATCGAAGGCACCGACGAGCTGATCGTCCCGCTGAACGTTATCGAGGGCGGCCAAGCCAGCCCAACGGACAGCGGGGACCAGAACCTCGGCGGGGACAACGCAGAGCCCGAGGCGCGCGAGGACACACCCACCATCTAGTCCGGCGCGCACCAAGTAGGCGACAAGTCCACCTAGTGGATTCGTCACCCACTCGGCGTTCCTACCGGTCGACAAATCCACCAGAAAGGGGACCAGGCTATGGCCGTCGTCCACAAGACCTTCGCTGCGAAGGTCACGCCCGCTGCGAAGGACAGCGGCGATCCCGAAGGCACATTCGAGGCGATCGTTTCGGTGTTCGGCAACACGGACCACGGCGGCGACGTCGTCGAGGCCGGCGCCTTCACCAAGACCCTCCACGAATGGGCACTCAAAGAGCGACCGATCCCGCTGGTCTGGTCGCACAAGTACAACGAAGTCGAGAACTTCATCGGCGAAATCGTCTCGATCGAGGAAACCGAGCAGGGCCTGAAAATCAAGGGCCTGCTCGACATCGACCAGCCGCGCGCAGCACGCATCCACCAGCTGATGAAGCGCGGCCTGCTCACCGAGTTCTCCTGGTCCGGCCTTGTACGCGAGTACGAGTGGATGGAGGACGACGAGGACAACTGGTGGCCGGGCATGAAGATCCTCGACGTCGACCTTTGGGAGGCCGGCCCTTGCTTCAAGGGCGCCAACCCCGACACCGAGCTGCTGTCCGTCAAGTCCGACGGCAGCCTCGACGGCCGCCTGCTCAAGGCGAAGGCCGGCCGGGTACTTTCCCAGCAGAACCTCGACAGCCTCACCGCTGCCCGCGACGCGATCACCAAGGTCATCGACGCCGCGGTCCCAGCCGGCGACGAGGACCAGGACCAGGACCCCGCCGAGAACGGCGGGGACACCGACGCGGAAAAATCCGCACCACAGACCACCACACCAACCGGTGTGGGGAAGCACAGCCAAGCGCTGCTTGAGCTGATCACCACCACCAATATGGAAGGAGCCTAGTCATGGGCCCGAAGGAAAAGCTCGCAGCGCTGATCGCTGAATCGAAGGCGCTGCTCGCGAAGCAGGCAGCCGGCAACTTCACCAGCGAGGACGCCGACCGTGCGATCGAGCTGGCGAAGGAGCGCGACGACCTGCAGACGCAGATCGACAAGAATGAGGCCGCCGCGAAGTCGCTGGCCGCGTTCCGTGAACCGTCCCAGGACAACGCCGACGAGAAGCCAGCCGCCCCGGCCGGCAAGACCCTCGCCGACTCGTTCCTCAACTCGGACGGCTACAAGGCGTTTAAGGCGCACAACGGCGGCCGCGTCGCCAAGAACACCCCGATCGACATCCGCTCGACCGACCGTGAAGGCGCACGCTTCGCAGGCAAGCTGCTCACCACCACCGACAGCAACCCGGCAGCGGTTCGCACCGGCGAGGTCGACGACCTCGTTTACCGTCCGGAGCGTCGCCTGCTGGACGTGATCACCCGCGGCACCACCAACCTGACCTGGTTCGAATACCGCCAGATCATCTCCAAGACCAACAACGCGGCGATCGTGCCCGAAGCCACCAGCTCCGCGCCGATCGACGGCACCGAGGTCACCGAGGCAGCCGGCGGCTTGAAGCCGCTGTCGAGCCTGGCGACCCAGCTGGCCGAGGCGAAGGCATACACCTACGCCGACGGCATGGAGGTCACCAACCAGGAGCTCGCCGACGACGGCATCATGCGATCGCTGATCAACAGCACCCTCGCAGAGAACCTCGAAATCGAGCTGGAGAACATCCTGCTCAACGGCGCAGGCACCTCGGAGGAACCAGCCGGTATCTTGAACACCACCGGCGTGCTGCAGCAGGCGTTCGTCACCGATATGCCGACCTCGATCCGCAAGGCGATCACCAAGCTGCGCACCACCTCCGGTGCGAACATTCGCGGCGTTCTGCTGAACCCCGAGGATGACGAGGCGTGGGACCTGCTGAAGGACAGCCACGGCGACTGGATCGGTAACGGCCCGTTCGGCCAGGGCCCAGGTTCGGCTTGGGGATACGAGCGCATCGTTTCCCAGGCGATCCCGGTCGGGCAGGCGCTGATCGGTGACTTCTCCACCATCCACCTGCTGCAGAAGGACCCGCTGGAAATCCTAGCTTTCAATCAGCACAAGGACTTCGCACAGCGCAACCTGACCTACGTCCGCGCCGAGCTGCGCGCGCTGCAGCTGATCCGCAACGCGGCCCGCCTGGCAGTGGTCGACCTGACCGCCGGCGTCTAACCACACCCCAGCTGGACAAGGGGCCCACCCACCCGGGCGGGCCCCTTGTTTGGCACCCCCCATTTTTGGAAGGACAGCAAGCCATGAGTAACGACATCGTCATTGTGAATGACACCCGCTACCGCTTCGACGACGCACGCCGCCTCGGCCTGATCAGCGAGGGCGGGAAGGTGCTCACCGCGAAGTCGGTGAACCGTGCCGACCGCCGCACCAACGCGCCGGCCGGCCTGATCACCTCGGAGGCCCGCAACCCGGGCTCGACCGACGCGACCAAGCCGAAGAAGTCCGCCAGCACCGCTGACTGGACCGAGTACGCGCTCGCCAACGGCAAGACCGAGGACGACCTCGACGGGCTCAAGCGCGACGACATCGCCGCACTGTTCGACGACCCGGCCGGCACCGAGGGTGACAAGTCCACCGGTGAAGGCGACCAGGGCGACAAGTCCACCGGTTCAGAGGACTAATCAACTAGCAAGGAAGGACGGGGTCCGCAATGGCAGATACCTGGGACAACAAGATCTACCTCGCGGACCCCGCCGACCTCGCCAGCCGGCTCGGCGCACCATCCGACGACGCGAAGCTGCTCGCCAGCTTGAAGCGGGCCTCGGACCGATTCATCGGGCAGATCGGCTACCCGCTGCACAAGATCACCGACGACGAGTACTGGGCCACCGGCGACGGAGGACCCACGATCGCGCTGCCTGCAGCACCGATCGTCGGCGAACCCACCGTCGAAATCAACGGCACCGCGGCCACCGGCTACCAGGTCGGCCGCCGCTCCGGCCTGCTCTGGCGGCCCGGCGGCTGGCCGCGCGGCCTCGAAAATGTGCGCGTCGTCTACACGCACGGATACGACCAGATCCCCGGCGACGTTCAGGACGCGGTCCTCGACGCGGCCGAAGCCGATCACAGCATCCGCGCCGGCATCGAATCGGTGACCACCGGCAACGAGTCGGTGAAGTTCGCCAGCAACCGCGTCGCCGGCGGCACCACCCCAGCGTGGGCGGCCGCCGTTGACAAATACACGCTTCACTGGGCAGGTGACGGCGAATGATCCAGCTGCCAGGAATTCTCCACGACGACACGGTCACGATCGTCACCACCACCGCCGGCCTCCCCGACGCCGACGGGCTCCCCACCGAGACCAAGATCGAGTCGGTGTGGGAAGGCGTCAACGTACAGCAGGTGCAAGCCGACGAGCTCGACGACCACCAGCAGGACAGCAACACC